ATCTTCGCGTTTCATGTTTTACCTATCCTTTCCTCTCCACCTTTTACAGCCACTAACGCAGTGCCATTCGCAGGTGCCGCCTCTTTACGCTCGCGGTCAGCATAGTTTGTTGCAATGAAAGCGGTATAAGCCGCTCATAATGCCATAATTATTTGAATACCCGTTCCCATTCATAGCGGCGTTCAAGTCCGGTCTGCTTTGTGAAGTCACGCAGCCGATATTGCCAATCCTTAACCTTGAGCCCCGCCATAGCGTGTTCTTCACCCAAGCCAGCCGCCTCGAACATGGATTGCTTGCGCTTCCAGTCACGCACGCCGCGCTCTAAATAGCGTTGGTGCTGGGTTGCCTCGTATAAGTCCATCTGCTTGCCGCCATATGTCACTTGTGTGTTATTCACGCGGTCTAATTCAGCTTGCGTGTAGGTTGGCTTTTCGTAGCCCTCGAAAAACAGAAATACTGAATGTCTACAATTCCAACCGAGTAAGCCCGCTCCCGTGCCATAGCCGGTGGTTGCAATGAGCGGCTCATATTTGGGGTGTGTACCACTGATAGAATAAACCTTGCCTTGCCATGATTCGTGGTTTGCCGCCCCTACGCCCTTGTTTCTTGCCCCTGGATGCGCGCTTACCTCAACCAGATCCGTGCCCGCTTCAGCAGCCATTGCCAGAGTCATGTCACCGGTTGCCTGGTTAATGCCCGTCCAGATATTGCGCTTTATGGCAACATCGGCTTGCTCGACTCGACCCGTCTGCGAATTGAGCACCCGCACCCCTTGCTCTGCCAGAGTCAGCACGCCTTGTTTGATCGCCTGATCTATGCCAAGCGTGCCAGTACTGACAGCTAAGTACGCGTCATCAGCGGCGGCGATAAATTGAAGCTCGCTCTGGTATGCGATGGATCGAGTGAGGTTTTGCAAGACCACATTTGTTCTGGCAAACACGCTGTTAACAATCCCAGTTAGTTGCTTTGATTCTGCTAATTCTGGCACTTCCAGACCAAGTTTTCCAATGATCGCTTGCTCGTCTCGAATGCTCTCAAACCCCGCTTTCTTGAAGATTGTGCGGAGCTCCTTTTCCGTGTAGCCCGACAACTTTGCAATTCGCTTTACTAAATCATCGTACAAGGCTTCAGCATATGCAAGTTCACTTGCGCGAAACAGCGAAGAATTTAAGGCTGATTTTGCCCGCAGAAGCGAAGCCAGAGAACGCGCCGAATCCGCAAGAGTCTTAGAATAAAAGCGTTCTAAGCGTTCTTCTAAGCTTGCCGTAAGCGCGTCAATTCTGTCGAAGGTGATCATACGCTAAACACGTCCGTTGGCGATTCAGTACGCTGCTGCTGAAGCCATAAGTTAGCCGTCTTTTCATCAAGCCCATAATTGCGCATCAGGAAAATCGCCTTAGGCATAAGCCCCATTGAAACAGCTTGCCGGTCTACCTGCATTTGCGCGTCTTTGTCCACCAATATGGAATCATCGAACTCGAATTCCAGGTTGTACGCGCCCTTTGTTGCCAAGTTATACGCGGTTGCGTAGAAATCCATAACACTAACTAATCGTTCTAACGCCGTCCGCAGGCTTCTCTGAATGTCACGAATGGTAGAATATGTGCGCTGCTTAGTCGAAGCAACTTCCGTTGCCGTGCGCGCCACCAATTCAGGGTCACTGAGCGTGCCGTAAGCCAAACCGCACGCAAGTTCCACCCGTCTGAATATCGCCGATAAACCATTCAGATAGTTTTGCTCGCGCAAAGTCGGCGTCCACTCCTTGAACAAGTCCCCTTCACCCACGTTGCTCGTGGAGTTCAAAGCTCTATACAGCCGCTTATCGGGCAGAATGAGCGTGCCGTCATCTTTACGCTGGAATGCTACCACATCCGCATACAAGGCGCGCTTGCCAGACTCAAACTCCCATAAGAAGCCTGAATGAAGCCGGTCAGCCTGTTCGATTAAGTCTACCGCCCGCGAGTAACAGCTTACGCCAAGCGGTGATCCAGTGTCCTTCACATCGCCACCAGGCGCCTTAAAATAGGCAAATAACAGCTTATCCGCGCCGATAATAGTAGCAACCGGCTCAAGTACCGCCCAATCGTCAATAACGCTCAATTGCGTTTCCCGCCCTAACTGACTCGGACTTTCGCTCTCAAATGCCTTGTTTGTGACGGTGTAGACGCCTTGCTTATTGATGTCATGCGCTTCAAGTTTGGTGTAATACTTCTTGCCAACCTGCCTTTGCTCGACGAACACGGCGGACGCCACCTCGCCGGCTGAATCGAATCGCACTGGGTAGAACGCGTCCGCCGGAATGACCGAGACGGTGATATTCTTGCCATCGGGCACTGGCTTCCAGACCATGCCGCCTAACGCAAGCCCGACCTCCAGGTCGGTGCGAATGTCATCGACGATAGGCTGAATTTGCGCTTGCAACCACGTTGCCCGTGCTGAACCGGATAGGGTCAAAGTCATCTCGGACGTTGCCGCCCGCGCAAGTTCGCTGGCGATTGTCGAGGACAGGTTGAGACTGAAAATATTCTCTCGATCCACCCAGGGGGCTTGATTGCGGTACATTGAAGCCCACAACGAAATTGTCTTCTGCTGCTCTTCGGTCGGGGCAATATCAAGCCCCGTTGCTTTTTTGATTTCGTCTCGATTCAGCATCTTATTTATAAATCCTTTCACGGCGTCAACTACATCAGCGATCCAGCTCATTAATTGCCCGCCTTCCGCCATTGCAGATTTAATGCGTAACGTGTGCTGTCGATGGAATGATTATTTTCATCAGGATAGATACTCATAACCAAGCCATCTTTCGTTCGCGGGTACTCATAACTGGTAAACTCTTGCGCGGTATAAGGGCAGCGCGCCGGGTCGATTACGATCTTAGCCAGGTTCTGAAGCCACTTCATCGAGTACCTTACCGACTCCGCCGGCTTCTCAGCGCCCTTTACGGTAAGCCCGTAAGTGTTCAAGTCAGCGATGGACTTGGGCTCTGCGCTGTCGGCAATAATCAGCCTGGAATAGCCGCAGCCCTTTTGCGCAATGAGCGTCTCTGCCAGTTCCTTGTTGCCCATTTTGACCGCGCGAAATTCATCGTAGATGTAAAGCTCGCGCCGGCCGGCATGGTAAGATAGCCGTACCCAGTGAAGCGGGTCTACCGCATAGCCAAAGTCAAGCCCCTCGTAGATGTTATCGTATAGCTTAATTTCTGCGTCTGTAATAGCGCGCAATTCGACGTTCGGGAAGACCATCCCGCCCGTACCGTTGGCAATGCCCATATACTCGTTATCATAAGCGTCTGGGTTGACTTGCTTTAGGTATTCAGCTTCATCCAGGAATACCCGCCCTAACCATTCAGGCGGCATTTCCAGGTAGCTGGAGCGGTGTAAATAGCGGTTCTCTTTTGGAGTTGCCACTTCCTTGTTTGCCCAGTGATTCATTGAGCGCGGGGTGTTGAACACCTTGAATATGTAAGCAACGTCCGTGCCGCGTATAGCTGATTGCATGATAGAACGCACGGTTTCAGGACCTGCAAGCTGATCGTATTCCTCAAAATGCAGCACTGCAATAGCGCCAAAAGGAGGCTTGATCGACTTAATACTCATCGGGTCATTCGCGCCCCTGAAGAATATCTTTTGTCCCGTTGGAATGTAAGTAATCTCCAAAGGCGACGTTGTAAACTTAAACTTTTCGGTAAGCTCAAGTTGGTCAATTCCCCATTGAATCTGTGCATAGACAGAGTTGCGCAGCGTATTAGCGTGCTCACGAATACACAACACGTGCCATGTTGGATTGTTGACGATCAGTAATGGGTCAATCATCCCCACAAAGCTCGATTTACCTGAGCCGCGGCCATCGTTAAGAACATACTCAGTATGTCCGTGCGCTATTATGTCGCGGTATAAATCCACAAAAGCGCGACCTATTTTCAAAGCGTCCAGCGTCGCATTCGATATGTCTGAAGACTCGCTACCTGTTTGATCGGCAATTATTCTTGCCACCGAAGTCTCGGAATACTCCCCTGGGTTAAACCGCTCCAACTCCTTCATCGCAAGTTGCGCATCAAGCTTTTTTGCGCTGTCTATCGTCACTTGGCATTCAGTAACATAGGCATCCGTTGCGGCATGCATTTCGTCCGCCAGTTCCAGTAGGAGCTTGTGCTCTCTCGTGTATTTTCCGCCGTTCGCTTCAATTTCGTTCTTCAGCTTAGGAAGCGTTTTTCTTGCATCAGCAATCCATCGAGAGTAATATTCCGGTTGCATAAAATCACCGTGATTACGGTGGTCTCTCAGCATCTCGCCTGCGTGAAGCCATTCAGAAAATATGGATTTCGACACGCCCGCATGCCTCGCACAAGCTCCATCGGAGCCGCCTCTTTCCCGCAATTCGCAGGCAAGATCAATGCGCTTCTTGTTCAGCAACAGGCGTGCCATTGACTAATTAACCTCCGCGCCCGCCACCGCGCCCTGAGCGACGTGAGAAAAAACCACGCACGCGAGATGCGGCATTACGGATACCAGCGCCAACACGGTTTAAAAAACTACGCATTTAGATCACCTCCGTTTCGCGTAATGATTTTGGAGCAAGGCGGCTCTTCCTTACTTCAAGAACAATCGGCTCTACCGGAATATCCAGCATCGCCGCTAATTCCAATCCTGATACATACTTATCCCCAAATGTGCTGTTTTCTTGAGAATATTTCTTAAATAAGCCTGCAAGGAACTCTTCCTTTTGGCTTCTCGACTGAAAACAGACGCATAGCCAAAATTCACCAGCCTCAATGTCTCGGAACCTTTCAGCGTTATTCCTGCGGTTCTCACGAATGGATGCCATCATGTCGTCAACTTCGGCATTGGAAGTCTCTTCCAATCCCATGCCATCACGGTCAGGCAAGCCAGGCAATCCGGAAGGATCAAACATCGTGTCAATGTCTGGCGTCTCAAGCGGGTTGCCTTTCCGCTTCAACCCAACGGACTTTCTCCCCAGCGATATACTCTTACGTTGCATTAGTCAACCTTTCATAGCGATAAAACTCAGCCTCAAGTAGCGGAAACCAAAACAGCACCTTCTCATAATCATCAGGGTAATGATCTCTGAACGGCTTGATATAGTAATAGTCAATTGCTGCTAAAGTGCGGCCGGAATACTGATAAGCCTTTGGAAGCTTGCAGTTGTGCTTATTTATGATTTCACCAACCTGATCTACTGTCCAATCCCAAATAGCGTAATAAAACTTCCGCGTCTTAGAACCAAGCACACCATTTTGGTACATCATCATTCGGCGATCTAAGTTGTCTGCCATCCTCATGCCCATTGCAGAGTAATAACTTGGTAAATTCAAGTCATAAGCCACAACCGCATCAATGTCAGCAAACCGATATTCCGGCAACCTCCATGCTAATATCTGCGCACAGCGTTCAGGCGGCTGGTAAACCAGATCATTTAGCATCTGATAAAACAATGGATGAGGAAGTCGCGTTATATGTTGCCCGAAATAATTCTCATAGTAAGCGATATTCTCATTATCAGATCGTAAGCCAGGCACTGTGTAGAGAAACACCGGATGAATATTGAACCCTTTATCCTGCAAGTAAAGCCACATTGCGATTGAGTCTTTGCCACACGAAAAGTATAGGATTAAGTCATCCACTTCTGACTTAACCTTCCTGACAAGCTCATCAGAGGGCATTAATTCAAGTCGTTGTTTCTCTTTCATAAATAAGCCTAAAGTATTATTTACATCCACTTATGCAAGTGCTATCATAGTGTTATGAAAGCACTCAGCATACGCCAGCCGTGGGCTTGGCTCATTGTAAACGGCCTGAAACCGCTCGAAAACAGGTCTTGGTATACCAATGTGCGCGGCACCGTTCTAATTCACGCCTCTAAACAGCCTGCGTTGACCAAAAATGAGTACAAAAAACTGAGACAGGCTGTTTATGAGGACTTTGGCATATGGATGCCCGCCAACCTCGAATCGTTGCCTTATGGCGGCATTGTCGGCAAAGTTGACCTGGTAGACTGTGTTGATCATGTCACTGATGACGCCGATCTTATATGGCATGAGCCTGGGAGCTATGCCTTTGTCTTCGCAAACCCACAAAAGCTGCCTTTCACGCCCATGCCCGGTCAACTTAAATTTTTTGAAGTCCATTCGCGTCTACTTCGGCAATAAATTTAAGTGGGATTCCAGCTCTTTTTGTTTCTGCTAACATTGCCATAACCGGTATGGAGTCTTCTGGTAAATCAAGAGTTATTCGAATCCCATTATCTGAAATTGTTTGTACTTTATATACAATTGCATTAAAGATTATGTTTTCCAATTTGCTCATTCCCTAATCCGCTCCGCCCAGCCACACCTCGTGCAGCTCGTCATCCAGCTCGTCCATTCGCTCGCGCACAGCGGCAAGCTCCGCCTCAAGCGCGTGCAGGCGGGCAAGCAACAGCGTGTATTTATTGTCATCAGTTGGAATTGACATCATTGTCACATCCATTCATTGCGTCAATGCGCTCGGTCAACTCTTTCACCTGCTTTTCGAGCTCACGAATACGCTTGTCCTTGTTGTTGACCATCTTGCTCAACTTATCGACCTGCGTCTGCAAATCAGCATTTTCCTGTTGTAAGTTCACAATAAGTGCTTCCCTGTCTGATAATGCAGAGCGCAAGCCCGACACTTGCGACTCTAAGACATCCACCTTCGCGGCTAAATCATCCGCCCGCTTATTGAGAGCGTTCAGCCTCGTCTCGTATGCCTGTGACAGCGTTGCAACGCAATCAGCCTGGATTTTCTTGCGGTTAGCAAGCGCGTTCACAACAGCCGCACCCAAGCCGCCACCGCCCAGCACCGCTGCTACGATTGCGATCCAGACGTTCTCGCTCATCCGTTAGCCTCGTCGTTGACCATCTCGGAAACTTCGTCCAGCGAGTAAGTCAGTTCGTCTTTTTCGAGAGTATTGAACACAGCGAAAAGATTGCCCGGCTTGTCGGTCAGGTCGTGTAAGAGGTTTGACCCACCCCCTGCAACAATAGCAGTCAGAATTTGACCGATCAACGCATTCGGGATGGCTGTCGCAAACAAGTTCACGCCGGTTAACCAAACGAACACGCCTGCCAGAACCCAGGCTGGATATGCCAGCCAGAACTTGTCCCAGCCGTACTTATCAAAAATCGGCGTGACTAACATTGCCACAAGCCGGTTAGCCAGTACCATCATTCCGATCACGATTCCTAAAATTGTTACGTCAAATTCCATTCAAGCCTCCGATAGCCTAATAAATTCCTAATTCTGAAAATGGGATTTCGCGTTCGTCAATGATTGCTTGTTGCCGGTATTCGCGCTTCAGGTCTGCAACCATAAAAACGAGCCATTCATCCCATTTACTGCGATCAGCACCATATTCAGCCAAACACTTGTCGCAAAGATCAAAGTTTCTCGTAATAACTTTTCCGCAAACACAGCGTTTAATATTCATAGTTGTCCTCTATTAACTACAGCCACTTTTTCACCCCTTTTGTGTATTTTTGCTAAAATTCGGCTTATTTGGCTGTGATCCAGCCCCACAATCGCACCAACTTCTTCCTGCGTATGCCCAAACGCATATAGCACCGCAATCCGCCTGTCACGCTCGCTCAACGCGGCAAGCAAGCGCTCAAAGTCAATCTTGAGCCCTGCGCTTTCCATATCCTCGCTGTCAAACAAATCATCTATTTCGTACCCTTCAATTTCCATTTACGCCTCCAAGCG